GTGCTACCCGGCTAGATGCGGTGTTACAACAAGCTAACGCCTTTACCAGTGGGCATGATGCACGCTTGCATAATCCTGCCTACGTCAACCGGTTGCGCGAAACGGCACGGTTTTTGAAAGGGGTTGTTAAGGGTCAAATACCCGTACACTACCTACGGGAAACGCTTTCAACCGCAGATTTTCCGGTGTTGTTTGGTGATGTGGTTAACCGGCAATTGCTACGTGCATATAACACCATTGCACCGGTATGGCAGCAATACATTGGGCGCGGTACCATGCGTGATTTTCGCCCTTCTAAGATGGTTGCTATTGATGGTTTCGATCAAGCATGGGGTGTGCAATTCAAAAAGCCTGAATTAGCCGGGGTGCGCTACGATCAACCCGTTCTTGAAAGTACCTATAGCCGTACCATTGATGTGTACGAAAAAGGGTATTCATTGAATTGGCGCATGGTGATCAATGATGATCTCGGTTTGCTAGCAACGCTAGGCACCCGGATCAACACTGGTGCGCAACGCACACAAAGCCGGTTAGCCGTTTCTGTGTATGTGGGTGCGGCTGGATATAACACCACGTTCTTTAGCAATGCCAACAAGAACATTATCAACACCACCAATGGTGCGGCTACCAACAACCCACCATTGAGTGTTGAGGGTTTGCGGCAAGCGATCAAGGTTGCTGCTAAACAGGTTGACGCAACAAGCGGTGAGCCGTTAGTTATTGACCGGTGGATCTTGGTGGTACCCCCAGCGTTAGAAATTACCGCAATGGAAATTATCAACGCGGTTGCGGTGTGGATTAACCCCGGTGTGACCGCTGGTACGGGTTTCCAGACCGCAAACTGGGCTAAACGGTTTGGTTTGGTTGTTGAGCCATACCTCCCGGTGATCGATCAAAGTGCCAACAAGGATACCACATGGTACCTCTTTGCCGATCCCACATCAGCTAATCGTCCGGGCGCTGAGATCACGAGCTTGCAAGGGTACGAAACGCCGATGGTTTTCCAAAAAGCCCCCAATAGCATGCGGCTGGGTGGTGCGGTCGATCCGCTTATGGGGGATTTTCAGGATATGTCATACCACTATAAGGGCGTGTTGGTTACGGGTAGCACATTGGTTGATCCCAAAATGGCGCTTGTTTCCAACGGTAGTGGTAGTTAATCGGTCACATCAAATAACCCCTAACAATTGGGTTAGGGGTTTACGCATAGGTGCAACCATGGCAAGTAACGAAACAAACCTTGAAAATACTATCGGCTCATTAGATCCTATTACCAAAACCGATTGGTATCATTATTTACTCTTACAAGAGCAACGACGTACTAACGAACTATTACAACAATTACTTGATATTCGCAATAAACAAGCCGGTACCGATCCACAATTGTTATCTAAAGTAATGACTGTAGCACCAGCCGATCCTAGTGATAAACCAGCGGGTACACCTAAACGAAAAGCATTATAATGCCTACATATACCTATGATCCCTTACTCTATGATGCCGTTGTGTACGGTATACGCTTAAATACGTTTGGTGATGATACCAGCGATCCTATTTTTAGTGACGAAGAATTGCTATACTTGTATACCCAACAACAAAATAGTGTAAAACGTGCGAGTGCGCAAGTATTGCGTATTGTTGCGGTACGTGAGGCATTTGTACAAAAAGTTATTAAACTCTTACAACTCAGTACAAATGGTGCGGCTACCGCACAAGCACTACGTACCCTTGCGCAAGATCTAGAGGCGCAAGCCGAAACCGAAGAAAATGAAGCAAGTAATAGTAGTGGGTTTGCTATTGCTAATCCGATATTAACCACATTTAATTTTGATGAAATTATCAAAGCACGTCGCTGGTCTTAACTATGCATGTATCAAAACATTTCGTACACCCGCAATTAATGCATTCATTGAAACAATTTCACCAACATCGTATTACAATCGCATTGATTGAAAGTGTACCTGATAGCTACTACGAAGATGTGACCGAAGCTATTCAACCCTTACAAGGGTATGAAAGCCTACCCGGTCACATGCAAAAAAATGGTGGTACTGAACAGGTACTACCAAACCAATTGGTTATCAAGGGTGATTACATTGTACAATTGTTGGGGTATTACCCAATGATTGATCCTACGCAGCATGTAGCCATAAGTGAAACGATTATATACGATATTGTTGACGTAGTACACGATGATACACATACATTAACGTATCTTGGTTTAGTGTTGCGTAATCAAAGCGATCATACCTAACAATGGCAGAAACACTAGCCGTATCTATCGACGTTGCACCGTTATTAAAAGCACTTAACAAGCTAGAAAATGTGCAACAAACACAAGTACTTGAAACGGCACTCAATGCCGGGGTGTTACCTCTGCATAATGCTATCATTAAACGAGCGCCATACAAAACAGGTACGTATAAACGATCATGGCATTGGGAAACGGTTAAAACCGAAAATGGGTATGTTGAGGTACACGAAGGTACCGACGTATTATACGGACGTAGACTGGAATTTGGGTTTATGGATCGGGATAGTTTAGGGCGTGAGTATAATCAACCGGCACGTCCTCATGTACGTCCCGCTATTACCGAAACACGCGACGAAGTACTAGCCGAAATTAGCGACGTATTAACCATAGCGATCACGAAAAATACGCCATGACATTGCTAGAGGCACTAGCTAAATTTCTTGATACGAATATCAGCGCATTGGGATCGCGTATTGATCCCATACGGTTGCGTGATAAACCTACATACCCAGCACTCACATACCAACGCCTAGCACCGCAGTTTAACCCACATCTCAATAGCGGATCGGATCTGTATCGGGTACCAGTACAGTTAACTATATGGTCAAAACGGTTTAGTGAAACGCAAATGATCGGCACGCAGATCATACAAGTAATCGAAGGGTACCGGGGTACACTCGCTGGTGATGTGGTTGCGCAAGGGGTAGTCATTGATACTGATCTTGATGAATACGATCCAAACACCCTTACATGGCAGCGGATCATTGATGTTGCGGTATGGGCTAGCGTACCCGCATGATGTGACCGTGTGAGTGTCACACACGTACGTGATACCCTTCGATCAAGTACAATCTATCCTAACGCACATGTAACCCCGCAAAATGGCTTAAAAGTGCCTTTAATGTCAAAGTGTCTTTTATAGGTTTTTGTACGCATACCCAGTAAAGGATCATACCATGGCACGTACCGCGATCCCACTTGAAACACTTGTGGGGCCATACCCAACGTCGTTACCCGTACCACCGGGATCGGCATTGCTCACACAAGTAGCCGCAGATGTTGCCAACATGAACAGTGTAGCATTTGGCGCATTTCACACGCTTGTTGTGATTGCGATTAATACCGATGGTGCGCTAGCCCGTACGGTCACATTTACTAGCTCACCCGATGAGTTTAACCGTGTTGGGGATATTACCGCATATTCGATCCCCAGCGGTAATAGCATGGCGGGATTTATCTTTAAGCGTGATGGGTGGGCAACATCGGGCCAATTGTATTTGCAAGCTGATAATGCAGCCGTTAAATTTGTTGTATTTGGTTTGCGTTAATAACGAAAGGTAACGGTTATGGCTGGTGGTTTATCAGCTTTCGGTACATATGTAACCATGGACGGTATTGAGATTGGTAAGTGTACCAATATTTCCGGGCCAACGATCAAGCGTACATCAATTGATGTGACACATCACCGATCCCCCGATGAGTGGATGGAGAAAATCAAAGGGATCAAAGATGGTGGTCAAGTAACACTATCGATCAACTATGATCCCACCAATGCTACGCATAATTATGCGAGTGGGCTATTGAGCGATTTTGACGAAGATACCGACATATCAACGTTTGCGATTGTGTTTCCTGATCTTGCAGCGACTACTTTTACCTTTCCGGGGTTTGTGGTAAGCTGGACACAAACCGCACCCACCGATGGGAAACTCAATGCTGATGTAACGCTAGAGGTAGCGGGTAAACCTACACTGGCATAATAGACACTTGTAAGGATAAGCAACCACCATGGCACATACCGAAGTTGAGGAAACGACCGGGATCGAAATTGATGGTACAAGCGGCTTGCCGCTCTTTACACGTGAGGTAGCACCCACGCTTAAACGACGGGTTGAAATTTTTCCCGTACCCGCATGGGGCTATGCAGTGCGTTTGCAAGTGATGAGCGGATCGCAGCGTGATAGTTGGGAGGGTGCGCTTATGCAAACGCAAGGCAAAATCAATTTTGATAATGCACGCGCTAGGCTAGTAGCCCGATGTATGGTAGATGAGCATGGAAAACTCTTGTATGATTATCGTAAAGAGCAAGAGATCAACGCATTGGGGAAATTACCCGCCGATGGTCTAGACGCGGTATGGGAAAAATGCCGGGATATGAACGGGTTAACCCAAAAAGACGT